CAGTGACGGTGGTAACAACATAGTTGGACAATCATTAAATGTAGCAAACAACTGCTCATTTCATGTAAAATGTTTGAACATGCCAACACACACTTTGTTGCCAGGTCAATATTTTCAATTTGATGGGCCTTTTCAATTTGTTGAGGTTATACTTTAATGGCAACTAGTATACCGCAAGTAGTAGGCGCAACAGATATACAAACAGTTATGTTTGTTGAACTAGGGCCTATAGAAGGCAGTACATACTACATAGCAAACACTTATAAACCTTATACAGTAGGTGGCAACACATATGATGCCGTAGGTGCTCTTGTAGGAATGACAGATATCAAAGATGAATTGCGAGTAAGCAATGGTGATGTAGGTGTAGTGTTTAGTGGTATACCCACAGACCAAGATTATATCAGTTTGGTGCTTAACAGCAAAATAAAAGGTGCCCCAATAAAAATCAGTAGAGGATTCATAGACGCAGATGGTGATCTAGATGGTGGTGTTATATACACAAGATTTAATGGCATAATACAAAATTACAGCATACAAGAAAGCAGACAACAATTCTCAAAAGATGTATATCATAGTGTTACACTACAATGCAGTAACATAAATGCTATTCTAGAAAACAAAATAGCAGGAAGAAAAACCAATGAAAAAGGCATGCGGGACAGTTATGCAAACGATGGTAGTTGGGATAGAGTAGCAACATTAATGAATACTGCTTTTGAATTTGGTAAAGGATATGGAGACGAAACCACAGGCTCAGCAGGTGGTGGAGGTAATAGTAGCGGTGGTAGTAGAGCCGCACAGAGAAGATAGGTATGAAGATATATGAAAATAAGATTAGGAACACAAGCAGACGATGATGCCATTATATTTGCTCTAAAAAAGTTTGCTGATCAACAACCGTTGGGCAGACTTAAAGTAGAAGCAAAAAGATATAATGATCATCATGTCAGAAAAGTGTTAGATATAATAAGAACAAAAGGCTTAATATTGATAGCACAAGATGATGAACACATAGCAGGTGTGTTTATGGCATCAATATCAGGTGATATATGGGTGCCAAGTATGAGTATCATGAGTGAACTCATATGGTGGGTAAATCCAGAATACAGAAACAGTAGTGCTGGATTGAGATTGCTAAAAGAATACACAAAAATTGGAGAACAAATGGTAGAACAAGGTGAAATCAGTATGTTTACAATGACATTGTTGAGCAATTCTCCCAGCATCAACTTAGAAAAAAGAGGTTGGAGCAAATTAGAAACCAATTATGTACATGGAGCAATATAAATGTCAATAGTATCAGCAATTGTAGCCACATTTCAGTATTTGAGAACTGCTTTTGCTGTATTAGGTACTGTGGGTGCGGCAACTGCCGCGGCATTAGTCACAGGTGCCATAGTATATGGAGTAGGTAGAGGTGTACAAAGAGCACTTATGCCTGACTTACCCACAGGCGGTACTGGTGTTAATGCTGGTACAAGAGTACAATTGTCGCCAAACACAGGATACAGAGTGCCTGTGGTATATGGCCATGCATATCAAAATGGTATAATCACAGATGCCGCAATAACATCAGACAATCAAACAATGACTTATGTGCTAACACTTGGAGAAAAAACTTCAGGCACAACCACATTAGGTGATATATTTTGGAATGACAAAAAGTTAGTATTTAGTGGCGGTGCTACATCGCCCAATGTTACCAGTACCATAGACGGCGATGGCACAACATCAACAGATTATGCCAACAATGTAGAAGTATATGTATATGATGGCGATGGAGATAGTGCTAATGCTTTACGTGGTAGTGTAGATGCTTACACACTTGTAGACCATTGGACCAGCACAGAAAAGAATTCAGGCACAATATTTGCTGTTATAAAAGTCACATATGATCCTGAAGCACAATTAACAGGATTAGGCACAATCACATTTGAACTCACAAACAGTTTGGATAATCCTGCAGATGTAATACAAGATTTCTTAACAAACAGCACATATGGTTGTGATATAGCATTAGCCAATATAGATACCACATCATTAGGCATATTAGAAACATACTCAGATGAATTAATTGATTACACAGATAATCAAGGTTCAAGTGCTACACAAAAACGATATACTATAAATGGTATTGTGAATACATCAGAAGATTGTAGAACTACACTAGATAGATTACTCACAGCCTGCAACAGTTTCTTTACATATGACGCATATCAAGGCAAATGGAAGGTGTCACCAAACAAAGCAGAAAGCACAGGTTCAGCATTTCAATTCAATGATGAAAATGTGTTAAGCGATTACAAATTCAGTTCAACAGGCTTAGAAGCAGGATACAATAGTGTTGAAGTTGAATTCCCAGACAAAGATCAAAAAGACAAAAGCAATTATGTGGTCATAGACTTACCTGCTAACTTGCGTGAAACAAATGAGCCAGACAATCAAATGTCATTGAGAATGGAATTTGTACACAACAATGTACAAGCAGAATATCTAGCAAATCAACAATTACGCCAAACCAGAGATGATCTAGTAGTAATGTTTACAGCAGATTATACCACAATGGGTGTAGATGCTGGTGATGTGGTAAAACTGTATGAAACAGACACATATGGACAAAACGACAAACTGTACAGAGTGTTACAAACAGTTGAAAAAGAAGGCGATGATGGTATGCTCACAGTTGAGTTTACCTGTTTAGAATACAATGCTGATGTGTATACTGTGGAACCTATCACAGAGTTTACACCAGCAGATAACACTGATATTGGTTTATTCAATAGATTAGGTGTGCCAACAAAACCCACAGTAGACAATGAAAGAAGTTTACTGAGTTTACCTGCTTTTGATGTAAACACTAACACACCAAGCAGTGGAATATACACCAGAGCAGAACTTTGGTATGATACACAAAGTGACATGAGTACTAAAAAACTGTTAGATACATTTAGATCACCAACCACAATAGGCACAGGCACAGAAATAGAGTTCACAATTAAAGGTTTAGCCAGTGACACATACTATTATCAAACCAGAGTAGGTAATGATGCCGCATTTGGTGATTTCAGTACCACAAGTAATGCTCATAACTGGACAGCCAATGTGTTAATCAATCCTGTAACTATTATTGACGGTACTCAACCTGTACTAGGTGTAAGTGGTGGTAATCTAGTAGTAAACAATGGCAGTATCAGTACAACATACCTAGATGCTGGTGTAGTTGCTAACTTAAACGCCGCCGCAGGTATAATAAATGTTCCTACATATAACTATTTCACAACATCAGGTGCCGCGGCACCAAGTGATAGTGTGTTTAACACGCAAGTAGGTAGAAATCCCATAGATAATGACATAATTGTTGTCACAGACAGTGGAGATGCAACTGTACAAAAAGGTTATATACACAATGGCACAAGTTTTGTAGAAAACACAAACTTCTTTAGTGGTGGATTAATCACAGACGGTACAATAGGTGCAGATGCCATAGTTGCTAACAGTATCAGTACAGGCAAACTGGACTTTACACCAATAACAGAAATAGCAGGGCAAACAGGTGCTACTATATCCTCAGCACAACTCAGCAGTGGTGGTTTACAACTTACCAGTGACAGTATAGCAACCAGCAGATTAACAGGAACATTAGATCCAGCAAATGGCGGTACAGGACAAACTTCAACAAGCAGTTATGTAGCCACATTGGCGGCTAATGGTCTTAGATTAACAGCAAACACAATTAATACAGGTGAAATCACAGGAGTATTAGATCCAGCAAATGGTGGTACAGGTGTAACATCAAGAAGTGCTATGTATACAGCAGATGGTGTAAGACTAGATAGCCAAAGTATACCTGCTGGTGATTTAAGTGGTACAGTTGCTCCAGGCAATGGGGGAACAGGACAAACCAGTTTGAGTGCAATGTTCACAGCAGAAGGAGTTAGGCTTACTTCACAAACTATATCAACAGGTGATTTAAGTGGACAAGTCAGTGAAGCAAATGGTGGTACTGGCACAACCAGTTTCAGTAGTGCCTTAACAGCACAAGGTGTAGGGTTTGTAAGTGGT